ACTCAAAGCTGCCGTGATAGCAACGATTGCGTAATAAATAAACTGAATCCATGCTGGGTAAATTACAATGATGATGTCGCCATCTAGTGCGTCTGCATAATTCTCATTTTTTTGTAATTCTTCAGTTATGTCATTGTCATCGTGCCATGCTTTATGAAAAACTTTTGCATTTTTTGGAAACTCTTTAAACTCAGATTTAAGGTAATCTAAAACGCTATCAACTTCAGCGACAGTCTTTTTTTCTGAATCATAAATATCATAAATAATATGAACGCGCTTCATTTATAGAAACTCACTTTTCTAAATCCAATTGTTAAGCATTCTAGCGGAACATACTGCACACCGCGAACCCCTAAATGAATAACGCGACCTTGATAAAATATACCAACATGAGAATCTGAACGCTCATTGTTATATAGAAATACAATGCAAGGGCTTTCAGGCTGCTTGATTGGCTTGCGTTTTTTTAAAGTCAATTCCTTGCCTGTGATTTTTTTCCAAGCCTCACAAGCAAATTCATGGCATGTGTATCCTTTTTTCCAAGTTCGATCCATTAATTCATCAAGCATCACACAACACCTTTTAATGATGGGAATTTATTAATTGTATAAACATCACCAGTTTTTACGCTATTTAATTGCTCTGCGCTTGCTTCAAAAGTAACAACACCATTTGAATCATTATTAACCCTTACAACTTGTAGTATTTGAATAAAATCAAGAGGGCTTGTTAGATCATCATCACGAAACATTCTATATTTTAATGTAATTGCTTTCATGTGATCTGCTGAATTAATTGCATTTTTTAGCTCATCTATGTAATCAGCAAAAGTAATTGATACTCCTTGATCCAAGTCAGCCATAACATTTCCGCGATCAACTTCGAATAATTGATACTGGTATGTAACTATGGTTGCATCCTCATTAGTTGCAATCATATCTTCATCAATCCATTCATTTTGAAAATAGAGTGGCGCAGTCCAGTCAGGATGATTTAACTCAATAGTGTCGACTTTTCGAACAGCAGAAGTGTCGGTCAAAAAGAAGTTATTTTGATTTGCCATCTATAGCACCTCCAGAGCATTCGGAAGGTCCACATTGACAAGTTGCTCAAGCGGATTTACTAGATCCAATACCCCCAAGATAATAACCTCATCTTGATCATTATTTCGCTTTTTAGCCTTCGCCTCAACAGTTGCAGAAATATAATAAGCATGTCCAGCTACTTGATCCAACTTGATACCATCTACAAAGAAACACGAATACTCAAGAAGATCACCAAAATCAATAATTAGATCAATTAGGAATGGTTGAATCGCAGGGCTTTGATTTCCCCATAATTCATAAAATGCCTTTAAGTAGTCATAACCATTCTTGTCTGTAATCCATTGCAATGTCACAGATGATGGTGCATTCTTCTTCCCTTGTCTAAATCGAGAAGCACCACCACTCATTTGCATTCTGTTTATAGTATATGGGTGTTGAACAGAATAACCGCTTTGATTTGGGCGCAACGTCATCTTATAAAAAGTAGCCATCCTACCCCCTGCGGTTACTTGTGTTGAAGTTGTTTTTTATGCCTTTTGAGATTGGGCTATTTGGGCTTGAAAGCTGTCCAGTCACTACTTTTTCCGCCTCATCTCTCGCAATAATTCTAACAGTATTTGCATCAATCTGCTGAACATCAAACTGTTTTGAGGTGCCATAGTTTTGAATATTCACACTAATTTCACCACCCATTGATGCACCGCTATTAATTGCATCCAATGTTCCAACCCCAACACGCTTAGTCGCTGCTGCATTTAATACATATTCTTGACCATGAACCACGCCAGCAACATCGGATACACCGCCTGATCCTGTATATCCGCCTGATTGAAATCCTTCGGTATGGATTGATTGGATATTAGAAATAATTGATGCTGTTTGTGCTGCAACGGATGCCATTGCCGCCAAGTTCAAAGGCCACGGATTATTAGCTGCTTGAGCAATACCTGCCTGAATCGCAAGTGCTGAACGAGCAATAGCAAATGCTTTCTCAATTGTGAATGCTGCTTTGTAATACTTGTTTTGATCATCACCTTGCTGCTTAAACATTGAAGCAATCGAACCTGAGATTTGCTCCCCATAAGATAGGTTTAGATCAAGCCTAGCTGTATTTGCTGCTTTTTCAATATCCGTCATACGGTCTTGATGTTCTTGCCAAATAGCTTCGCGCTGAGCTGCTATTTCTTGTATTCCAGCATTTGGATCAATACCAGCCATTTCCGCATCAAATAATGATTGGCTTTGTGCTGTTTGCTCGTTTTGAGTATCTGCTATAGCTAAATATCCACCGGTTCCATCATTTTGAGCTTTGGTTCTAGCAAAGTTATTTTGAGCATCCTGAAGTCGCTTGGTCTGCTCCTCTTGCTTTTTCAAGCGATTCATTTCAAGCATGAATGCACGTTCTTTCACATCATTGATTTTGAATATTTCAGCCTGTTCTAAAATATACCTCTCATTGATTCGTGTTGTTTCATCAATAAATTGCTCGCGTGCTTGAAATTCACGCTGCCGTTTTGATAGCTCAAGATATGCAGCTTCTTGCTTATATTGCTTCTCAGCAAGTTGCAATGCAATATTTCGATTGTCATTTGATAGGGCGAGATTTGACTCAATTAATAGCTTGTTAATTTCATAACGCTTTTTAAGTTTAGCTTCTTCTGTTAATTGAAATTCATTCAACTCGTATTCTAGTTGAGCAACAAATATTTCTTTTTCAGAGTCGGCGCGAGCTTTTGCATTCGCGATAAAGCCGGCTGTGTCTTTTGGATTGAAATTAGCTTTCTGAATATCTGCAATTTTATTTTGCAAATCCTTTTCAATCTGAATGGTTCTATTTGCAAACTCATAAGAAATACTTTCGCGTAAGTCATATTGCTCTTTAGCTAGTTGTTCAGCTTTACGCCTTGCTTCTTCAGCAGCTTGTTTTGCTTTTCTTGCTGCGTCAGCTTGAGCTTTTGCTCTATTGCTAATAGCATCTGAGTAGCGCTTTTCTGCTGCCGCATTCTGCTCTGTTAGTTCTAAATTTCTTAATGCTTGATCTATTTCCTCTTTGGTTAAGATAGCGCTCATGCCTTTTGCATTTTGCAGATCAAGGATTGCTTTTGCTTGTGCTGGACTACGGCCTTGATTGATTAATCCAGTCGTATATATATCATTTGCGGCCTGTGACTGTGCCTTATTTCTATATTCCTGAAGCGCCTTTGATGCAGCAGCAGCAGCACCCGCATTTTCATTAAGAGCATCTGTGCTCAATCCAATCTGCACGGCTTGGTTTTGGGCTGCGCTTCCCGATAGCTTGAATTCAGAGCCAAGAATACCTAGAGCGCGTTGTGAGTTTATAGCTTTAGCTGAATTCTCATCATACTGTAGCGCTTGCTTTTTAAGCATGTCATACAAGTCTGTTGGAATATCCATTTTATTGAGTAGTTCAATTGCCTTATTGTAGCTAATCACTCCATTTCTAGCATCTTCAGTTACTTTTCGCGCCTTCTCATTTTCAACAGATGATGCACGGATTGCGAATAATACTGCGTCAACAGATTCTTTTGATCTTTGTAACTCATTGTTTTGAGCATAAAAAGCTGCTGTTAAGTCTGCAACAGCATTCTTCTTATCATTTCCTGATAGTTTTGTTAGCTCCTCATTTGTCTTTTCCGCAACCTTTCCCTGCTCCTCAAGTCTTGCACTTGCTTCTTTTGCTCTTGCGGACATGTATACATAACCAGCAGCTAATGCAGCAACGCCAATTGTAATTGCACCAATTGGGCCACCAACAAGGCCAAGCAATCTTGATCCAATCGCCTGACTTGCATTTAATGTGTTTTGAGCTGCCGTATTTGCCGCTATTGCTGCCGTGGTTTGATTTAAAGCAATACGATGCGCAATTTCAGCTTGAGTTAACCTAAGTGTTGCTGCTGCTCTGGCTTGTCGAGTAGTTGCGCTATTCAACTCTTGTCTAGCTAAACCTATTTCTGATATTGCTTGGGCTGCAATTTGTCGAGTTCGTTGCACTTCAATTGCTGCAAGCTGTACTTGAGATTGAAGTAATGCTAAATCAGCGGCTCTACGCTGAATTGATGCAGCAACAGAACCTTGAATTGCTACAGCCTGACTTAATATAGCCTTTGTTAGCAATGCAACCCCACCAACCACGGCAATATCTGCAATAGTACTTAGATTACTTGCAAGAGAATCTATTGCGCCAGATAGGGCTTTAGCAGCACCACTACCAGTTCCAGCCTCACCGACAAATTTTGTAATCTCGTTGGTAAGTTTGGTGAACGATTGGGA